CGTCCTTCCCAGGCGGGCCCTGCTCCCCCGGCTCGCCGTCGCGACCGTCCTTGCCCGGCTCGCCCGGCCGGCCATCGACGCCATCGCGGCCGTCGACACCGTCCTTCCCGGGCGGACCTTGCTCCCCCGGCTCGCCGTCGCGGCCCGGAACTCCCTGCGCTCCGTCTTTCCCATCCGCGCCATCGCGGCCGTCGGCGCCGTCCTTCCCAGGTGGGCCTTGCTCCCCCGGCTCGCCGTCGCGGCCCGGAGCCCCCTGCGCTCCGTCCTTCCCGTCCACGCCATCGCGGCCGTCGGCACCGTCCCTCCCTGGCGGACCTTGCTCCCCTGGCTCGCCGTCGCGGCCGTCGCGGCCAACAACATGGCCGACCTCGATCTCAGCGCCGTCGGTGAGCCGAAGGGTCAGCACGCCTGCTCCGCTCAGCCGAGCGCCAGCCACGCCGACGCCGGGCGCACCATCGGCACCGCGCTCGCCCGGCTCGCCGCGCCTAGGCTCGCGCTTCTCCAGAGCATCGATGCGGGCCAGAAGAGGCCCCGTTGCGTGCTCGACGTGACGCTTGACCGCTTCCACGATCTCGCGTCCGAACGCCTCGCCATCAAACATCAGCGAAGGCCCTTCCAGATGGCGACGAGAGCCTTCCCGGCTTCCTGGCCGATGTTCTCGTTGGCCGCCTCTGCCGCTGCCATATCGGCCTCGCTCTGAAGCCGCTGGTCGGCCTTCGACGAGAGAGAGAACGGATCGTCCTGGGCGTCGCGCTTGGCGAGCGCGGCCAGGCTGAAGTTCTGCTGCTGCAGGTAGACGGCGTTGCCGCCCTCCGTCGGCGGCAGCCCAAGCTTCGCCCGGCCCTCGTCCGGCTTCACGAGGCCGCCACGAACGCCCTCCGACCACGTCTTGACCTGCGTGGCCGTGTCCATTCGCAGGAGCGTGTCGAGGTCGAACTCCGTGCCGTAGGGCTGCGGCAGCGCCAGCCCCTCGTCCAGGGCGAGCTCGATGCTCTCGATGTGGATCTGCAGGCACTGCGCGTAATACTGCGCGTCGAGCGCCTCGACGTTGTTATAGGCCGGTGGCTGCCCGACGCCGACCTTGTAGGCCGGCACGCCGAACACGGAGCAGACCGTCTCGGCCGTCCACTTCAGCTGCTCGAGAAGCTGGGCGTCGGCCGCCTTCACGGCCATGGGCTCGTACTTGAGGCCGTCGCCCAGCACCGCGACCTTGCCGACGTTCGCGCCCGTGTAGTTCCTGTCCCAGTGGTCCTTCAGGCGCTTGGCCGTCTCCTCCGAGATCGCGCCTGGCGCCGTGAGGATGCCGCCCGGGTTCGAGCCGTTGCCGAAGAACTGGGCGCTGTTGTTCTGAATGCGGATGCCTTGAACGGCGGCGAGGCCGCAGGCGTAGATCGGCGAGGTGCCGACGAGGGGGTGATAGATCGTGTTCCAGCGATCGTGGATGATCTCGCTGGCCGGGACCGGCACGGCCGCATCGAGGTCGTTGACGCCAGCAAGGTCGTCGCGGGTGAGCTGGTAGAACACGCTGCCGTCCGGCGCGACGAGTGCCGTCACGCGGTTCGGATCCAGGACATAGAGGGCCACCACCACGCCGCGGCCATCCCGCTCCTTCAGGGCGTAGGTGTTGCCGTGGACGAGCTTCGACTCCATCCAGTTGGTGAAGAACTGGATCCGGTTCTGGAAGCGGTTCGGCTTGCGCAGCACGGGCGAGAATGCAGGGTTTGCCGTCTCTCTCCAGATGCCGTTCTGGTCGACCTCGACGAGGCGCAGGCGCATCTTGGCGATGTCGGACGCGATGAGCGAGACGCAGCGAAACACGGCGCTGTAGGTCAGCACCGTGTCGAGCCGCACCTCGACATTCTGCTGCCACGCCCCGGCACAGGCCTCCCGGATGATCCCCCACCAGCCGCCGCGCCTATCGACGCTGGCGAGGCTCGGGGCCGCCTTCTCGCGCGTGACCGTCAGGCCGAAGATGCGCAAGATCAATCCTCGGCGCGCAGGTCGCGGCGCTGGTAGCTGCCGCCCTTCGGCTCCGTCGCCGCAGCAATCTTCTCGCGCAGCTTGGCGGCGCCCCAACGGCCGTCCGCGGCATCGCCGATCGTCGCCTCGTACTCGGCGCGCAGCTGCTCGATCTCAGCGGCCTTGGTCTCTTCCTCCGGGTCGGCCTGCGGCGCAGGGTCGACCTGCGGGGGCGGGCCGGACTTGCCAATCGCCTGCAGCACGCGGGCATCCCGCCGCGAGGCCTGGAAGGTGTCGCCCGGCTTGAGAATGCGCCCGCCGTATCTCATCGCCTTGGTCGCGATCTGATCAACTTTCATCGCCGCACCTCCAGAGCGTCGCCGGAATCCGGCCGAGCTCGGAGGCCCGGCCGGTTGTCATCGCGCCTCAGGGCGTCTCGGGCTCGTCGCCCCAGGCGATGCCGGTGAGGTACTGAACCGCGCTGTCGCGGCGGCGCATCCAGTTGAGCGTGCGCTCCGCCCGGAAGGCGACGCTGTTCGTCTGGAACATCGACACCACGCTGGCCGCCGTCGGGGTGAGGCTGTCCATCGTCGGGGCGTCGTCCATCTGCAGCGACGCCTCGCGGCTCATGTCGACCGCGATCCCGCCGTCATCGGCCATGTAGATGTCCGAGGCGTTGAGCATCGCGACGACGCCGGCCGGCACGTACTCGGAGGTCACCACCGGGATGCCCCGCAGCGTGCCGCCGTTCATCGTGATGTTCGGGAATTCGGCCTGGCCGAGCGCGTTGACCATCAGCGACAGCGACAGGGCCATGATAGAGCGCATCACCAGCACACCCGAGGTCGGGGCGTTGTTCGCCGTGATGAACGGGCTCATCAGAGCCTTGAGGTCGGCGCGGACCGCGTCGGCATCGTTGCCCGAGGAAGGGATCCCGGTGATCCCGTTCGTGATCGAGGCCGGCGACACTCCGGCCGCGGCTGCCTTGGCCGGGTTGATGAAGTCGATGTCGAGGCGAGCACTCAGCGCCGCCGCGAGCTGATCGCGCAGGATCGTCTCGGCCGAGGGATTGCTGTCGCGCAAGGTCTCCTCGGTCACGACCGCGATGTTCGCGACCTTCAGGGGTTCCAGGGTCTTGCGCTCGAAGTCGAACTTCGTCAGCGGCTTGGCCTTGCCCTCTCCGACCCAGTAGCCGTCGCCGCCGGAGGTCTGGCCGATCAGAGCCACCCGGAACGGCACGCGGCGAAGGGCCGGGATGCCGTTCGCGCCGAACTTGCCCATGATGGTCATAGGCCGCAGGAACTCGACGAAGTCCGCGAAGACGGAGGTCTCGTCGCCGGCCAGGGCGCCCGCCCAGGTGGCATTGCTGGTGGAGCCGGCGGCCACCGCCGCCTTCAGCACGTTCACGATGCCCTGATCGTCGCCGTACTGCTCCTTGGCGATGTCGGCCGCTGCGGCTCGGTTGCCCTGCGCGAGGCCGAGGCAGCGCACGACGCGTGCGAACCGCATGCCGGGCGGCAGATTGTGGCCCTTCACCTCGACCCGGACGCCGGAGCGGACCTGCGAGCCGGTCTCCGCATCCTTCACACCCTCGACGGGCTTGGCCGCGGCACGGTTCGTCTTCTCCAGGGCAACCAGGCGGCCGAGATGTGCGTCGATCGACTTCACCTCCGCGGCGAGGCCGTCGTACTCTTCGGTCTGCTCGGCATCCAGAGTGACGCCTTCCTCGGCGGCGTGGTTCATGAGTTCCGACATGCGCGCGGCCTTGGCCTGGCGCGCAGCCTCGAAGGCCTGGATCTGTTCGGCGATGGTCTTGGGCATGATGCGAGCCCCTTTCGGCTTGCTGATGGTGGTTTGGGGGCCCGGAGCGCCGGGGATGGCAGGCCGATCGGACGCCCTCGGCTCTTTGCCGGACGCGGCGAGCAGGGGGCGGTCGATCGACTTGATCAGGGAAATCTTGGCGTCGGCGTTGGCCGGCACGGTCACGAGGCTGAGTTCCAGCACCTCGGTCTGCAGGTAGCGGATGCCGCCGTCCCGCATGATCTCGTAGCCGTCGGCGAGCGTGCGGAAGCCGATCGACACGGCGCGGACGAGACCGGCCTTGACCTCGCCCCAGGCGGTATCGACGCGATCCTTGAGGGGGCCCGGCTCCTCGATCCTGGGGAGCGCAGCCTCGAACGTGATGCCGTCCTTGGTGGGACGGTCGAACTTGACGGTTCCGACGGGCCGGTCGCTGTCGTGCTGGTGCAGCAGCGGCATCGGGTTCTGGAACGTCACGCCCAGCGGCTCGACCACGTCGCCGACCCGGTCCGGGTTCGGCGTGGTCGCGACGCCGCGGATGATGCGCTGCTCGTCCTCGACCGCTTTCACGGTCAGGAGCGAATAGGCTCGGTTCATAGGGGGTCTCCAGGCGGGGCCTAGACGAAGATCAGCTGGTACTCGGGAGCCCGGGCCGGCTCAGGGTTCAGGCTCATCGGCACGACGGCGTCGAAGAGGGCCATGGCCGGGTCGATCTTGGCGTCGCCCGCGTTCTGCTTGGTCGCGCGGATCGCGGTCGCGGTCGGCTCGATCTTCAGGTTCGACACCGCCCAGGCCATGAGACCGGAGCCGGAGTGGCGGAGCGTGCCGTTCGCCAGCTTCCGCTCGGCCGTCTTGATGGCGTTCATCATGCCGTAGCCCTGGGGCACGCCGACGACGAGCTTGTCCTCTTGGGTCACCTCGATCTCGGCCAGCGCCTCGATGAACTCGCCGAGGCCGGCCGGGTCGACGCCGACGCAGGCGAGCAGGCCCGCGTCCTTCACCTGTTCGACGATCTCGATGATGGCGGCGATGTCGCCGAGCTCGTCGGCGACGATGGTCAGCTCGCCCGCGACCTCGAAGTCGCGCAGCTGCGAGGCGATCGACTTCCGACGCTCGAGCACGCCGGCATGGCACCAAGCATGAGTCCATGCGAGCCAGTCGCGGGTGCCCTTCTCGCGACCCAGCGCGCACAGGCCGAAGAGGTCGTCGAGACCGCCGCCGTCGATGCCGATGCAGACGACCTCAGATCGCTCAATCAGGCTGTCGAGCGTGAGGCCGGCCTCGACCCGCCCCTGCCAGAACTCGGCACCGGCCCACCGGTCAGATCGCAGCGCGAGCCCGATCTCGACGTTGAGGTGTTGCGTCGCCCAGCGCCGGAGCTCCTGCTCGCCAGCCTGCTCGGCCGCCTGGAAGTCCGGGATCAGCCGCTCGACCGTGATGGACTTGCCGGCGTTCGGCGTGACCATCGACCAGTTCGCCCGGTCCTTCCAGTCGGCGTCGGCCGGCATCTCGTAGAGCACGGGCAGGAGTGGCGCCGTGGTCAGCACGCCGTCGCGGACCGCCCTCGCCTTCTGCAGCTCGGCCCGGAACACGCCCGAGGGCGGGCGCTCGGACTGCGTCGTGATCGTCAGCAGGAAAGCTTCCGGCTGAGAGATCATGCCGCCGCGCAGCTGCCCGATGACCCGATCCGCATCCTTGGCCTCGGCGATGACGTGTAGCTCGTCGAGCAGCACGCCGGTCGGCTTCGAGCCCACCACGATCTTCGGGTCGAACGACTTCACCTTCAGGAAGGCTCCGGTCGGCCGGTAGGTGATCTTCTTCAGGTGCTCCTGAACGTGGAACTTGAGGGCGAGGACGGGATCGGCCTCGATCATGCCGACCGCCTGCCGAAACGCGAGGTCGGCCACCTCCTGGGTCGGCGCCACGATCAGGAATTCAGCCCGGGGCCGCCGGTTGACCAGCATGGCGGTCACCATGATGGCCGCGCCGCCTGTCGTCTTCGAGTTCTTCTTCGGCACCAGCACGAAGAACTCCCGCAGGTGTCGGACCTTGGCCTCCGGGTCGTAGGAGCCGAACAGCGCGCCGACGAGATCGCGCATCCAGTCGCCGGCCGCGATCCGCATCTCCGGCTTGCCCGCCACGTCCGGCAGTCGCAGCCGATTGAAGATCGCGACGCCGCGGTCGGCCTCGGATCGGACCAGCGGCAGATCCGGGATCAGCGAGCGCCCCGAACGGATGCGAGCCTGCCAGTCTCGGCAGGTGCAAGACCATGCCGTCACTGCAGCAGGCCGTCCCAGCTCTCATCACCGGAAGACTTCCCGGCCGGCAGCTTCGATGCGCCGTCGCCGGACTCGTCGGACGGTGCCGTGCCCGACTTGAACATGCCGAGGTGCCGGCCGATGTCGACGAGCGCCGCGCGCTTGTCGGCGAGCTTCACTTTCAGGGCGCCGTCCTTGGTCTGCGAGATCTCGGTGATCGCCGCCGCGGTGTCGTCGTCGATGTCGGCGCTGTTGCGCAGAACGACCTCGTTGCCGACCTTCAGGATCGGCTCGCCCTCCTCATTCTCGCCGATCTCCTCGACGTTCGAGCGCCAGGACAGCGCCTTGCGGATGTCCGAGAACCCGAGCTTGGCGAGTTCCGTCACTACGCGCTCGGGCGTCACTCCGGTGCGCTTGGAGATCTCCCGGCGCTCGCGACCGATGGCAGCAGACACCTTAGCGTGCTTCAACAGGCGCGACCCCTCGACCTCAGCGGAACGGGGGCTGTAGCCGGCGCGGATGGCCGCCTGCTTCGCGTTCAAGTCGACGAGATACTCGCGGACGAAACGGGCCTGCTTGTCGGTAAGGTCTGTCATGGATTGAAAAATTTCTGACCGGCGCGGCTGCTGATGGCCTGAAGCCCCACGACGCCGGCGCCTTAGCAAAAAACTGCGGATGGGACCCTGTGCGGTTGCCCGCCCCTGCGGCCCCGGCCTTTCACGCACCCCCCGGGGGTCACCGGAGCCCGAGCTGGGCTGCCTTGGCCTGCGCTGTCACGATCGCGTGGCGGCCTGCGCCGCGGGCCAGCAGGACGCTTCGTTAGAGCGAAAGGCGCGCCCTCCGAAGGCTGACGCAATCCACCAAGCTAGGGAAATGGAAAGCATCTTTCCAAGAGCGAACATCGTTAACCTTTTGCTGAAGCGTTATGCCACAGACTACCTATCGTTAAACGCGGTGCGCCTCAGATGCTCGTGTATGTGATTGCTTCCTGGGCCGGCGCATTGCTGACAGCCGTCGGGCTTTGGGGCCATGGCGTTGTCATCGCGCTTGTTGCCGCACCGTTCGGTGGTAGCGCACTTGCGGTTTGCGTCGCTGGCCTGCTCTACCTTCTTCACACGCCACAGAACCCGCATAAGCCGACCCTGCACATTGCGCACGCGTTGAGCCACGCACGCCGCTGAGGTTCGCTAAGTCCTCACTCCCTACGCACCACACCGTCCGAGGCGTAGAGGCTACTTGAGCCCGAGTCGCCGCGCGCGGGCGGCCGCGGTCTTGCGGGTGTGGCAGGAGCCGCAGAGGACCTGCAGGTTGGCCTTGTCGAGCGGGGCTCCGCCATCTTTCCGCTCGACGATGTGGTCGACGAACACGCGACCGCCCGTTCGTCCGCAGGCTGGGGCCTCGCATCGTCTGCCCCGCTCCTGGATCACCTCGTCCCTGAGCGTTGTCCAGGCCACCGAGGTGTAGAAGCTCTCGGCCGTCTTCGGTGGGGGCTTCGCCGTCCGAGTGTCCAGCGGGAGAAGGCGCGGCCCGATGGTGGTGAGGTGGGGCAAGAGTGCTTCCAGGAAAGCGTGCGGGCTGAGGCATAGATTCAGGATCCTGCCGCTAAGAAAGTCAGGGCCCTAACCACCCGTATAGGTTTTGACCTTCTAGCACTACCTGGGCACCATCCCTGATTATGCGGTAGATTCAACGACTTGCAGAATTCATTCGTTTACGCTAAGTCCTTGATCACCAACGCCCTTTCTCGAAGTCTGCCCACGTAGTGCTAGGGTCCCTACGCCCATCCGGATCGGTGCGCCTGTTGCTCTGCCCGAGCCGTGCATCATGAGTGCCCACCAATCAGCAGCAACACGACGACAGCGACAATCAGGAGAGTCACAAGACTGTAGCTCTCCTCACGGGCAGCCCTGCTGCCGATGAAGCGCCCGCCACTCAGGATGATCGCGATGAGGATCACCAGCAGGAGAGCGGTGAGCGACATCGACTCGCAACTCAATCCTCCGACGTGGCAGGTCCGTAGAGCTTCGTAATGCCGCGGCGGTAATCGGCGAGGGTCATCTGATCAATCGCCTTGCCGGCGGATCTTCGCACACGTTGCATCAAGTCCAGGCTGTGAGGCTTGCCGCTCGCGAAGAAATGGCCGTCGTCGGTCCAGTAGTGGCAGGCGTCCATGCCTTCGATGCGGCCCTCCCAGCGATGGGAGCGGCCGCCTGCCACCGTGACAGGGCCAGCGGTGTGGCCGTCGCGTGTGCGATAGGAATGGCCAGCCTGCAGCTTCATCCTGAATCAGGTGTAGACTGCGACGAGCCCAAACAAGAGCGTGCGGCAAAGGCGCGATCTGGCGCCTCGTAAGTTAGCCCTCGTTCTCGCCCGGCGTCACGCGAACCATCTCCCGCATCACCGCGCCCGGCACGTCGATCCCACCGAGCGCCCAGATCTCCCAGGCGCAGATGGAGAGGACGAGGAGGTCGGAGAGATGGGGCTGGGCCAAGGGCACCAGGCTCACTACCCATTTTCGGTCCGCAACCGTGTTCGTCGATGCCTCAATCGGCAAGAAACATGATAGATCAACTTGAGCAAGCCCGCGATGTCGTTCGATCGAGTGCGCAAAATGTCGGTATTCACACACCTCAAGGCTAAGCTGCAGTGGCTAATGTCCGGCACTCACGCTGACAGGAAGAGCCGCAAACTGGCTGACGACGTGGAGGAAGGCCGATCAATGGGCCAAATGGTCTACTACAGGCGAAATTTCGAAGAAGATTACAACGCGGCTTCCGCGATGCTCAAAGAGCGGATGAACAGCAGGTATCCCAACAGCTTCCACGCTCGCCTCGGTAGCGGCGGCAACAACGCTTACGACCATGGCGACGTGCGATCCGGTACTGTCGACACTGTCTCCACGGCGATAGCTCAGGCTCTGCGCGACGGCGCTACCGTTCAGGAGGCTGCAGAAGCTGGTGCTGCTAGCATCGGCCTCCGATGAGTGGGGCGAGGCGCAGCGGAGCTGGCTTGGAGTGGGGTCGAACATGGCGCCTCTGGGCAACGGGCCGCTCCCCTACAACGGCCTCGAAAAGGTCTACGGCCTGTTAGCCCTTGAGCCAGTCGAGAGCGGCGGCGAGGGCCAGAACGCCGATGAAGCTTGAGGCGGTCTTCTCGTAGCGCGTGGCGATGGCACGCCATTCCTTAAGCCGGGCCCAGAGCCGTTCGACCTGATGGCGGTTGTTGTAGATCCAGGTGGGGCACGCGACGGGAGCCTCGTTGCCCTTTGCCGGGATCGCGGGGCGGGCTCCTAAGTTCCAGATATGCTCGCGGAAGGCATGGCTGGCGTATCCTCGGTCAGCCACCACCCACCTCGGCACGCCTGGCAGCTGATCGAGCAGCGGGATGGCATGGGGCAGTTCGTGTGCCTGGCCGGGAGCCAGGATGAAGGCGACGGCTCGGCCGAGCCCATCGGCGATCACGCAAGCCTTGCTGCCAAAGCCGCCGCGCGAGCGGCCCAATGCCTCGCGCCTGTCCCGCTCAGCTTGTGTGCCCCCTTTCGGCGGGCTCCCGCCGCCTTCTGGTGTGCGCGGATGCTGGTGCCGTCGAGGAACGTCATCCCGAGTTGCACCCCGGTCTTCTGGGCAAGCCGTAGCAGGCGTTCCCAGGCACCAAGGCGCGCCCAACGGATGAAGGTCTGAGCTGCGCGTGCCCATGGACCCAGTTCGGCCGGGATAGCGCGCCACTTGGCCCCGTTCTGATGCCGCCACAGGATGGCAGAGAGCGTGCGGCGCAAATCCCGAGGCGGCGTCTTGCCCTTCGGGCGGCACGCCTCAATCAGCGGCTCTAGCCTCATCCATTCCGCGTCCGTCAGCATCGCCCCTCCCACTCAGGAGGGGCAAAACGCCCGCGCCCTCAACCGGTTCAAGGTCGAACAGGCCGTAGTCTCGCCGAACCTAAGAGGAGAATTCGGCATGGACTGGAGCGACTGTAAGCACAATCCGCAGGCTTACGGGCTTGCGGCCGCGGCTCTCACAGTGGCGCTGATCAAAATCCTTGCGGCGAAGGGTATGCTTTCGCAAACCGAGGCGCGAGAAATCGTCTCTTCAGCACAGCGCGAGTTGGAGCGGTCACAGGCGAGCCACGTGGAAGCCGCGAAGAAGATCGTCGAGACAGAGATCTTGCCGGATTTCCCGGGCCGCTAGGTGCGCCGGGCAGATTCTGGTCAAAGAAGCCGGCTCAGCTCGGGGTCTACATGCCATCCTCGGAGCCGCCCGCCTAACCTATGCTCGGCATCAAGTGCGGGCGTGAGGCCCGGGTATCGAAGGAGGAGCGGATGGAGCCCATCGACTACGACGAGATCGTCACCGTCATCTGGAATGAAGGCGCCACCACGTCATCCGAAGACACTGCAGCGTCGAGCGGCAAGCGGGATTGCAGTTTGAAGGATGCCGTCCTGATGATCATGGACGAGTGGCGAGGTTCGCCGAGGCGATTGGTCAACATCATCCTCCGTGATGCCAAGCCACCGATCACGGCCTACGATGACGTCAGGGCAATCTACGAACGCGATGACTTCCCCGCAGACTGATATGAAAAGCCCCGCAGCGATCGGATCGCTCGGGGCACATCTCTAGATTGGGGAGGAAACGGCAGGGCCTCCGGCAGCCTCACAACCCGTCCTCGCGCTCGACCCGTGCATATTCTTCGTCGATCGAACGCGGGCGGGATGATAGAGGCTTCCTACCGAGCGTCAAGCCCTCACGCGGCGAGCTGCACAGCCGCGAAGTCGAGTTCGATCGGCGTGCTGCGCCCGAAGATGCTGATCTCGGCCAGCATGCGGCGCTGGGCTTCGTCGGCCCCGACTACGATGCCCTGGAACGATGCGAACGGGCCGGTAGTGACACGTACCAACGAGCCCGGCCCGTAGGTCGACGGCGTCTCGCCTGCCTGCTCCGCGGCAAGCCGCGCTTCCTCGGCCTTCTGCGCGAGATGCGCCCGGTAGCTCGTCGCCTCAGCGTCCTTTCGCTCCTGATCGGCCCAGGCGCTCAGCACGGCCGCGTCTCTCGGCCCGAGGTGCAGCGCGCAGGTCTTCGCCTCCTCGGTCATCGTGCGGCCCAGGATCGCGATGAGGCCGTGCCGATTGCGCGGCTCGAGGTCGCGCTCGGCCATCAGGTCGAGATGCTCGGGCCTCAGGCCACCGACGGCGCCGACGAACAGGTAGCTCCGCAGCAGCGGCGTCTGGATCTCCTGACGCGGCAGCCTAACCTCGCCCCGGCGGCGCTCCCGCCAGGAGGTGGCGCAGGGCACGTAGGCCATGAGCGGCGCGAGTCCCCGGGCTTGGAGCGCGTCCTTCTCGCGGCGAAGGCTCACGGCCGCCCGACGCTCGCCTTGCGGTACGGTCGTGCAGACGTACCAGCGCAAGCCCACCTCGCCGACGTCCGGCACCACGTTCCGCTCGTCGGAGGGGATCGGGATCTCGGTCGGCAGCACGGCATCGTGCTGCGGGGTAGCGCGGGCGCGGAAGCGCCCCTGCTGGATGGATCTGGGCATCACGGCGGCCTCTCTCGGGGTCGCCGCGGTCACGGTCGGGATACGCAGGCGCGATCATACTCGGCGATCGCCGGCAAGGGCCGTCCGACCCTTTTTACCCTTCTTACCGCGGGGTCCTAGAGAGAGAGGGTCTGAAGCCCTAGAAAAAGAGAAATGGAGAGATACGATAGTATAAAGGGTAAAAAGTATTTTTTCTTTTCATTATATAGAGTTAGCGCCGTTTCCTCGCCTCCGCAAAAAGGGTTTTTACGGAGGGTAAAAAGGTCGGGCGCGGGCTTCTTGCGGAACCGTAAAAAGGGTTCTTGCGGTCGGCCCGGCGGGGTAAAAAGGTCGGGCGCGACGGGCCCCATGCGGAGGCCCCGCGAGGCCCACTGCCGCCTTGGCCGAGCATCAGAGGCGGTGCTAGGCTTCCTGCATGATCGAGCCGGACCAGACCGCCCACATCGTCAAAGTGAGTTGGCAGGACGAGGGCACGACAGCCGGTCGGCAGACGATGTTCTACGCCGCCCTCACCGAAAGTCCGGAAGAGGCAGTTGAACTGGTCCGACAGGCCGTGAAGGCCGACGCCGAGGTCGAACTCACCGAGGCTCGGCTCTCTCAGGACACGGCTCAGGCGATCGACCTGCTTCCTGGGTTCGCGAGAGCTTTGTGAGTAGGGACGAGTCGGTGGGCCACGCCACCTCCAAGCTTTCGGCTTGATGCGCCATCACTCCTCAGAGCCGCGCCCGGGCGCTGCCCAGCGTCATCTTCATCGAGGAGAATGGCGAGGGACCGGGGTGCGGTTGAGGAAGGCGGAAGTCGACAAAGTTTGAAAGGAGGATCAGCATGAAAGACGTCTGCGCGATATGGGGAACACCTGCCGAGCAATCACCCGTCCTTGGCGATTATGACACCTACGATTCTCCGAGGGCGGGCGGAAGATATCGTGTCGCTAGATCGCTGTTGAAAGAAGCGCGCTGGCATAACAAGACAGCCGAAGATTGCGAGAAACTTACCAAGTGGATAGCCGAGCAGCACAGTAGCGGGGAAACCGAGCCTCTGATTTCAGGCTATGTCTTCGAGCAGTTGTAGCCTGGCGCCCACTGACTCGCTCGGCCACGCACTCACAGAGCACCTGAAGGCGAAGGGGTATCTAAAGTGAGCACAGCTACATTCAACCCATCCGCGGGCTGTGTACCGGCTGAGGACAGGCTGGCGCTGAAATGTGAGGTTCACTGGACTGACCTCGATGCGACGCAAGCAAGCCTGCATGTGAGCGCGCAGACTCCGTGTATTGAAGGCGAGGCCGGATCACAGACGAATGAGCGGGCGATCGCGGCGGCGAAGCTAGCCGCGAGCCGCTTCGCGGGCTCACGATAGGCGCTGCCGAAGCAATTTCCGAAACAACAAACAAGGGAGGAATGTCGTGGACCTTTCACGAGTGGAGCGCTTGACGCTCAGCAACCAGTTCCGGATATTGGCGAAGCTGGAGCCGGGACAGGCAAAGACATGTGAGTTGAACGCTGAGATCCTTGAGCGCGGTTATAAGGCTCTCTACGCAGATATATTTGAGAACATATGGGATGAGACAGACTCAGAGACATACAGAGAAGTTGCGGACACTCTAGATCTCTACCGAGCTTTCGAGGCCCACAAGCGCAAAGGCGGGAACATTCCCGAAAGCTACTACGCTGAATTCCGAGGATTCGACGGGAATCACGAGTGCGATCATTATTCCATCTGCGCGTTCATGCGACGTGAGCAGGGGAAGTGGGCCGAGCTCGCGGATCACCCCGACAACTCGCATGGGCCCACCGTGAGCACTTATCGGCAGATGGTGCGAGAGTGGGACCGGTTAGGCCGCGAGTTTGACCTAAGCAGCGAGCAGGTCGCCTCGATCATGGCTGCTGCAACGCGCTGACTCTCAACGCTCCGCGATTGAGCCTCGCAGCCTCACAGCTCGCGGGGCTCTTCGTCCGGGCTGCATCACGGCCAACACCTGGCCGGGTTCGCAGGCGTCGCGAGTATCAAGTCGCTCACGGCATCAAGAGCGTGAAAGCCTTTAAGTGCTCGGCAACGTCAAGATCAGCAGGACAGACATGTTCCCGAGGATCTGTTAAAACACTCGCTATTTCGACAGCAAACTCTGTTATTGCGCTTTTTCTTAATGCGTTTTTGCTCACTTCTGCGTCTTCCGGGACTAGCTCTATATTACAATGCTCAGCAAGTCCGTCTTCTGGCCAGTGGATTACTCTCACAGAGAAGCTGCCGAAGTCGCATGCATAGAGAGCAGATAGCAAGATTTCGTAGAAGCCTCTGTAGTGGCTAGTCTCATCAGGACGAACTAACGGCCGCTGAAGCTTCTCAGCTTTCTTAGTGTTTCCGACGTCGGCAACCTTGCAGCCAAAGCAATGAACTTCAGCATCGCTCGGCAGTAGAGCTCGAGCACCTACTGAGATTAGGAGGCCGTTGCGGCCGTCACTCATCTTGTCGATCTGCGGAACGGCGACCTGCTCTACCATCAGAGCGCCGTCTACAAACGCTCTAGGAAAGATCACGCATCGTGCAATCCGTTGATCCGCGCCAAGCTGGCCTAGGCCGCCGATGCCTTCCACTGCTTCCCGCCTAGAGCGTTTTCCACGATCCCTGAGTCGGCGTGGCGGGGTGAGCGTTGATCCCTGAGGGTTCGTCAGGGAGATCGCCATGGCCCGTGCCTACAGCCACGATCTGCGTGTTCGCGTCCTGGACGCGGTGGGCGCGGGTCTGTCCCGCCGGGCCGCGGCCCGGCGCTATCGGGTCGGCGTCGCCACCGTGATCCGCTGGGCCGTGCAAGCGACGACGACAGGAGAGACGCGGGCTCAGCGTCAGGGCCGCCCACCCGGCTCCAAGCTCGACGCGCACGAAGCCTTCCTGCTCGCCCTCACCGA